GATGCATAACTCCTACTTCAAAAGTCATCATCACCTCTGCTATTTTTCTCTGCTATTTCAGAACCTATAAGCTTAATATGTTTATTGATTCTTCGTGCTACTTCATGGGCCTGTCTATCATACTCTACCGTGGCAACCATGCCTGCTGCATCTATCAAAGCTGCTTCAACTTGATAAAGTAACTGGAGAAAGTCCTTAGTAATATCAGATGTCAATTGATAGGCAACTGCGAGTGGAGCCCCCATTCGGAATTGCTCCAATGCCTTAGGGCTACTTACAACAGCAGCTAGTTCTCTTAAATTACGTGATTCTCCTACACGAGTTTTTTTATCCTCGCCTTTTTTATATAACCATTCAGTTAGTTCTTTTATTTCTTTGTTCTTTAAACTCTTAGAATTGATGATAGGATGACTTGGTATTGTGTCTCCATCGTCTTCGATTGAAACTCCGACAAACTGGCCTAACCGCTCATCAGCAAGTGCTGTTGATAATACTGAAAATTTAATCGTTTCTTCATCTAGCTTTTCAATACCATAAAAATCATTTTTTTTAATGATTTCATACACCGCTAAAGCGTCTAGGTTACGCTTGATATGATCCCTACGACTGCCAATAGCTCTGGCAACCTCATAGTAGCGTAGCATTGGATCCAGATTTGCATTGGTATAATCAAAAAGCTGTTTAATATATCGAGCTTTTGATAAGGGTTCCCATTGTTTGACACCAGTAATATGTCTGAAACCAAGGTACGGAAGAATCTCTTCTCTTGTTTGGCGCTCAATGACAGGAACACGATCGACCGTATGTTTTGCATTTGATGCAATTTCTCGTAGTCGAGCACTTGGATTTTCACATAGTGTCGGATCGCGTAATAATTTGACCGCGGATAGGCGACGGTTTCCTTCAACTACAATGTACTTCCCCGGCGCTCCACTATCAGGAATGACAATCAATGGTTCTCCAGGGAAAAAACCATTTTCCGCAATAGCACTCATTAGGTCTTCGATAGATGTTGAGGTTGCTATGTAGTTAATCATTCCCAATTGGTCACGAGACACGCCTTCAGGAAGTCTTGGGTTTTCTGTGTCAAGTTCCAAATCATCTAGCGGAACATAAAGTATTTCTGAATCAGCAATCATCTGGATCTCCGTTGAACATGTCCACGAGAAGGAGCACAAAGTTATTTCATAACATGCAATATACTCATTCTGTAGCCATAAATGAATTATTCATGATGTAAGATTCGCGTTGATGTGCGTGAATTCGCAAGTAATTATACAGCAAGGTTTGATTGGGTATCGTCAGCACCAGTGCGGTTCCAACGTACTCATGCAACTGCATTAAAACCGCCCCATGAAGTGGGCGGGCGAGGCGGGGAAAGCACTGCGCGCTGGCGGTGGTGCTGATTTTATTTTTTCAGCGTCTGAGCGCGTCGTGATGGCGTTTAGAGTCTGCGCCGGGGCGTTGGTGTGTCTGCGGGGTGTTTTGTGCGGTGGTGAGCGTGTGAGGGTGTGATGACGGGGTGTAAAAAAGCCGCCCGCAGGCGGCGATGTTCAGCCGTTGTCAGTGTCCAGTGAGTAGTTTTTAAAGCGGATGACCTCCTGACCGAGCCAGCCGTTTATTTCCCGAATCCTGTCCTGTAACGGGATAAGCTCATTGCGGACAAAGACCTTTGCCACTTTCTCAATATCACCCAGCGACCCGACGTTCTCCGGCTTGCCGCCCATCAACTGAAAGGGGATGCGGTGCGCGTCCAGCAGGTCAGCGGCGCTGGCTTTTTTGATATTAAAAAAATCGTCTTTCGTCGCCACTTCACTGAGCGGGATAATTTTAATGCCGTCAGCTTTCCCCTGCGGGGCATAGAGAAACAGATTTTTAAAGTTATTGCGGCCTTTCGACTTAACCATGTTTTCGCGAAGCATTTCGATATCGTTGCGATCCTGCACGGCATCAGTGACGTACATGATGTATCCGGCATGTGCGCCGTTTTCGTAATACTTGCGGCGGAACAGCGTGGCCGACTCATTCAGCCAGGCAGAATTAAGGGCGCTGAGATATTCCGGCAGGCCGTACAGCTCCTGATTAATATCCGGCTCCAGCAGGTGAAACACGGAGCCGGGCGTGAAAGGTGTCGGCTCGTTGAAGGACGGCACCCACCAGTAAACATCCTCTTCCACACCACGGCGGGTATATTTTGCCGGTGAGGTTTCCAGTCTGATGACCTTACCGGTGGTGCTGTAACGCTTTTCCAGAAACGCATTACCGAACACCAGAAAATCCAGCACAAAGCGGCTGAAATCCTGCTGGGAAAGCCACGGATGCGGGATAAATGTCGAGGCCAGAATATTACGTTTGACGTAAATCGGTGAGCTGTGATGCACGGCAGCACGCAGGCTTTTTGCCAGACCGGTAAAGCTGATCGGTGGCTCATACCATCTGCCGTTACTGATGCACTCGACGTAATCCAGAATGTCACGGCGGTCGAGTACCGGCACCGGCTCACCAAAGGTGAATGCTTCCATTTTCGGGGCGCTGGCGGTCATTGTTTTTGCCGCAGGTTGCGGTGTTTTCCCTTTTTTCTTGCTCATCAGTAAAACTCCAGAATGGTGGATGTCAGCGGGGTGCTGATACCGGCGGTGAGTGGCTCATTTAACAGGGCGTGCATGGTCGCCCAGGCGAGGTCGGCGTGGCTGGCTTCCTCGCTGCGGCTGGCCTCATAGGTGGCGCTGCGTCCGCTGCTGGTCATGGTCTTGCGGATAGCCATAAACGAGCTGGTGATGTCGGTGGCGCTGACGTCATATTCCAGACAGCCACGGCGGATGACGTCTTTTGCCTTGAGCACCATTGCGGTTTTCATTTCCGGTGTGTAGCGGATATCACGCGCGGCGGGATAGAACGAGCGCACGAGCTGGAACACGCCGACACCGAGGCCGGTGGCATCAATTCCGATGTATTCGACGTTGTATTTTTCGGTGAGTTTGCGGATGGATTCCGCCTGGGTGGCAAAGTCCATGCCTTTCCACTGGTGACGCTCAAGTATTCTGAATTTGCCACCGGCCACCACCGGCGGTGCCAGTACCACGCATCCGGCGCTGTCGCCACGGTGTGACGGGTCGTAACCAATCCATACCGGGCGGGAGCCGAACGGATTGGCGGCAAACGGCGCATAGTCTTCCCATTCTTCCAGCGTGTCGACCATGCAGCGTTGCAGCTCCTCGAACGGGAACACCGATGCCTTGTCGTCAACAAATTCACACATGAACAGGTTTTTAAAATCGTCGGCGCTGTTTTCACGTTTGAGCTGCTCAATGTCGAACAGCGTGCAGCCGCCTTTCAGGGCGTCCTCAATGGTGACAATCTGCCGCCACTGGCCGTCCGCACAGAGAAGCCCACCGGCAAGGGCGTTATGACTGACGTCGATTTCCACGCGTTCGGCGGCGCTGGCGCGTCCCCGGTTAAACAGTTCACCCGACCAGAACGGGTAGGCGTCGTGCGCCAGTGTGGACGGGGTGGAGAAATAGGTCGAGCGCAGGTGACTCTGTGAGGCCATACCTGATGCCACCTTACGCAGTACCTGAAAATTCGGTATCCAGAAAATCTCGTCGACGTACAGGTCGCCGTTATGGCTCTGCGCGGTGTTGGAGTTGGTGCCGAGAAAAATCAGTTTTGCGCCGTTATTGCCCAGGACAATCGGGTCACCGGTCAGGTCAACGTCAACCAGCCGGGCAAAGGCGATGATGTATTCGCGGAACACATACGCCTGCGTTTTACTGGCCGACAGAAAAATCTGGTTATGACCGGTTTTCAGGGCGCGCAGCAGCGCCTCGCGGGAAAAATAAAACGTCGCGCCAATCTGGCGGGATTTCAGGATATCGCGGATGCGGTGCTCAAGCCCGGCGCGATACCAGTGCAACTGATAGTCGAAAGACTGCTCAAAGAAAATCTGCTCCAGCTTTTCGATAGCCTCGTCACTGAAAAAATTCTTTTTCGGTTTGCGACGCCCGCCTTTGTTGCGGTTAGCGACGTTCGGATTAAGGTCTGCCTCGTTGCCGGTCTGGCTGTAACGGTTGACCCGTGCCAGCCGTTCAATCTGGCGTCCGAGCAGGTCAATTTCCTTGAAGTCACCGCCGGTTTTCTGCGGTTTGATGATGAGCTGGGTCAGCCGCGCTTCCAGACTCATTTCGACACGGCTGATGGGGGCAACGCTGTCCCAGCCGTCGCGCTGTTTCCAGCTCTGCACCGTCGGGCGTTTCATCTGCAACATGGCGGCAATCTGCGGCACGGAAAACCCCTGCCAGTACAGCAGCGCCGCCTGACGACGCGGATCGTGTAAAAGAGTGGTGTCTGTGGTGATGGTCATGAATACCTCGCCGTGATGAATACACGGCAAGGCTACTGAGTCGCGCCCCGCGATTCGCTAAGGTGCTGTTGTGTCAGTGATAAGCCATCCGGGACTGATGGCGGAGGATGCGCATCGTCGGGAAACTGATGCCGACATGTGACTCCTCTAATCACTATTCAGGACTCCTGACAATGGCAAAAAAAGTCTCAAAATTCTTTCGTATCGGCGTTGAGGGTGACACCTGTGACGGGCGTGTCATCAGTGCGCAGGATATTCAGGAAATGGCCGAAACCTTTGACCCGCGTGTCTATGGTTGCCGCATTAACCTGGAACATCTGCGCGGCATCCTGCCTGACGGTATTTTTAAGCGTTATGGCGATGTGGCCGAACTGAAGGCCGAAAAGATTGACGATGATTCGGCGCTGAAAGGCAAATGGGCGCTGTTTGCGAAAATCACCCCGACCGATGACCTTATCGCGATGAACAAGGCCGCGCAGAAGGTCTATACCTCAATGGAAATTCAGCCGAACTTTGCCAATACAGGCAAATGTTATCTGGTGGGTCTGGCCGTCACCGATGACCCGGCAAGCCTCGGCACGGAATACCTGGAATTCTGCCGCACGGCAAAACACAACCCCCTGAACCGCTTCAAATTAAGCCCTGAAAACCTGATTTCAGTGGCAACGCCTGTTGAGCTGGAATTTGAAGACCTGCCTGAAACCGTGTTCACCGCCCTGACCGAAAAGGTGAAATCCATTTTTGGCCGCAAACAGGCCAGCGATGACGCCCGTCTGAATGACGTGCATGAAGCGGTGACCGCTGTTGCTGAACATGTGCAGGAAAAACTGAGCGCCACTGAGCAGCGCCTCGCTGAGATGGAAACCGCCTTTTCCGCTCTTAAGCAGGAGGTGACTGACAGGGCGGATGAAACCAGCCAGGCATTCACCCGCCTGAAAAACAGTCTCGACAGCACCGAAAGTCTGACCCAGCAGCGCCGCAGCAAGGCCACCGGCGGTGGCGGTGACGCCCTGATGACGAACTGCTGACCGGCGTCAGCCAGTCCGGGAAAACCTTCACGATTAACCCTTAATTTCAGGAAAAACTATGCGCCAGGAAACCCGCTTTAAATTTAATGCCTACCTGTCCCGTGTTGCCGAACTGAACGGCATCGACGCCGGTGATGTGTCGAAAAAATTCACCGTTGAACCGTCGGTCACCCAGACCCTGATGAACACCATGCAGGAGTCCTCTGACTTTCTGACCCGCATCAACATTGTGCCGGTCAGCGAAATGAAAGGGGAAAAAATTGGTATCGGTGTCACCGGCCCCATTGCCAGCACCACCGACACTGCAGGAGGCACCGAGCGTCAGCCGAAGGACTTCTCGAAGCTGGCGTCCAACAAGTACGAATGCGACCAGGTTAACTTCGATTTTTATATCCGCTACAAAACGCTGGACCTGTGGGCGCGTTATCAGGATTTCCAGCTCCGTATCCGTAACGCCATTATCAAACGCCAGTCCCTTGATTTCATCATGGCCGGTTTTAACGGCGTGAAGCGTGCCGAAACCTCTGACCGCAGCAGCAATCCGATGTTGCAGGATGTGGCGGTCGGCTGGCTGCAGAAATACCGCAATGAAGCCCCGGCGCGCGTGATGAGCAAGGTCACTGACGAGGAAGGTCACACGACCTCTGAGGTCATCCGCGTGGGTAAGGGCGGTGATTATGCCAGCCTTGATGCACTGGTGATGGATGCGACCAACAACCTGATCGAACCGTGGTATCAGGAAGACCCTGACCTTGTGGTGATAGTGGGACGTCAGTTACTGGCGGACAAGTATTTCCCCATCGTTAACAAGGAGCAGGACAACAGCGAAATGCTGGCCGCTGACGTCATCATCAGCCAGAAACGCATCGGTAACCTGCCAGCGGTACGCGTCCCGTACTTCCCGGCGGATGCGATGCTCATCACGAAGCTGGAAAACCTGTCCATCTACTACATGGATGACAGCCATCGCCGCGTGATTGAGGAAAACCCGAAACTCGACCGCGTGGAGAACTACGAGTCAATGAACATTGATTACGTGGTGGAGGACTACGCCGCCGGTTGTCTGGTGGAAAAAATTAAGGTCGGTGATTTCTCCACACCGGCTAAGGCGACCGCAGAGCCGGGAGCGTAACCGATGACGAGTCCCGCACAGCGCCACATGATGCGGGTCTCGGCAGCGATGACCGCGCAGCGGGAAGCCGCCCCGCTGCGACATGCAACTGTCTATGAGCAGATGCTGGTTAAGCTCGCCGCAGACCAGCGCACACTGAAAGCGATTTATTCAAAAGAGCTGAAGGCCGCAAAAAAACGCGAACTGCTGCCGTTCTGGTTGCCGTGGGTGAACGGCGTGCTGGAGCAGGGCAAAGGTGCACAGGATGACATTCTGATGACGGTCATGCTGTGGCGTCTGGATACCGGCGATATTGCCGGTGCGCTGGAGATTGCCCGTTATGCCCTGAAGTACGGTCTGACCATGCCGGGTAAACACCGACGCACCCCGCCGTACATGTTCACCGAGGAGGTGGCGCTCGCGGCCATGCGCGCTCACGCTGCCGGTGAGTCTGTGGATACCCGCCTGCTGACGGAGACCCTTGAACTGACCGCTGCTGCTGACATGCCTGATGAAGTGCGCGCAAAGCTGCACAAAATCACCGGTCTGTTTCTGCGTGACGCTGGTGATGCCGCCGGTGCGCTGGCTCACCTGCAACGTGCGACACAGCTCGACTGTCAGGCAGGCGTCAAAAAAGAGATTGAACGACTGGAGCGGGAGCTGAAACCGAAGCCGGAGCCGCAGCCCAAAGCGGCCACCCGCGCCCCGCGTAAGACCCGGAGCGTGACACCGGCAAAACGTGGACGCCCGAAAAAGAAAGCCAGTTAACAACCGAATGCGCCCCGCGCCAGGGCGGCACGCCGGTCAGTGAGGGTGAATCACCTGACACTGCACCGGCGTCCACCGCCCGACTTTTCTGAGGTAGTCATGATGACGCTGATTATTCCGCGAAAGGAGGCTCCCGTGTCCGGTGAGGGTACGGTGGTCATCCCGCAACCGGCAGGCGACGAGCCGGTGATTAAAAACACGTTCTTTTTTCCCGATATCGACCCGAAGCGCGTCCGGGAACGTATGCGCCTTGAGCAGACCGTCGCCCCCGCCCGTCTGCGTGAGGCCATCAAGTCAGGCATGGCGGAGACAAATGCGGAGCTGTACGAGTACCGCGAACAGAAAATTGCCGCCGGTTTTACGTGTCTGGCGGACGTCCCGGCGGACGATATCGACGGTGAAAGCATCAAAGTTTTTTACTACGAGCGCGCCGTGTGTGCGATGGCGACCGCGTCGCTTTATGAGCGTTATCGCGGCGTGGATGCCAGTGCGAAAGGTGACAAGAAGGCTGACAGCATTGACAGCACCATTGATGAGCTGTGGCGGGATATGCGCTGGGCGGTGGC